CCGCACCCTTTTGCGTAAAGTTTGCCAAAGGTTTGAGGTATTCGCCAAATAGTTCGCTTTGGTTTTCAATGGTCTGTGCCGTGAATGCTTCTGCAAAAGCCCTGCCGCCGCTCTTTACGTTTGTACGCTTGCCGCTGTAGACGATGTTCCCTTTGCTATCGGTGGCAGCTTCCAAATCACCAGTCATACGTTTATGTGTATCGGCTGCAACGGCAGGCATATTGAAGATGGTAGTCATTGCTGCACCTTGCGCTACGTCTCCAACAAAACGTCCTGCGAGTTCTCCTGATTTGATAACAAACTTGCCTACGGCTTCTGTGGCGTATTTGCCAAACGCTTTTTCGAGTTGTGTTCTGCAATACTTCTGAAACCCTACGCCTACACCTTTTACAGGACTGGCTGCAAACTGCATCATATAAGGAGCCATCTGTATAGTTGTGCCTGTTGCTCCATACAGTCCGCCCAATGCATCTCCGTGCTTGCCCATTACGGCATTTTTAAGGGCTACGGCATTTAACAGTGCTTTCTGCGCTGCCGTTGCACGGTTGTTTGCGTAGGCGTCAGCTGCTGCCTTTATGACTGTAGCGTCCTTAAGGTCGGTAAAACCGAAGTCCCACGTACGAATATCGGTTGCGGTTTTTGCTCCACCACGTAAAATCCGCCCAAATGCATTCTTAATTTGATTGGTGAGACCGTCCGTCTTCCTTGTACGAAGAATGTTATCCTCGCTGATGGCTGCTTGTGCATCGTCTGCCATACGTTGCATAGCTTGTCCTGTGCGCATAAGTTCTTCGGCTTCGGGGTTGCGCTTTATGCCCTCTGCTTCGTCGTATGCACTTCGCCCGCCACCCTCTACAGGTATCAAGTCTGCCCACCACGGACGGTCTTTATAGTTAGGGTCGTACATTTGTTGTCCCTTTTCTTCTATGCGCTTACCCTCTGCGTTCATTGCATCAACCTGCTTTTGCAAAAGGTCTTCTTCTGCCTTGCGTTTCTCAAAGACTTCTGTATTCTTTGCAACATCATCGCTTCCGCTTTGTACGCCAAAGTTTACGGTATCAGTAAACCCACGTTCGTTTTCGAGTTTACGTTGCAATGCTGGCTTTAGGTAATACTCTACAAAACCTTGTGTGTTATCAAGTCCTAATCGGGTAGTTGTGTCTTTGAGCTTCTTTTGAAAGTCTTTATCATAATAAACCTCTTTCAATGCATAGAGTGGGTCTCCGTTATTCATACGGCTATACATATAGTCCGCTATGTTGTTAGCAATATTCTGTGAATAAAGACCGTGTACTAAAGTGAGTGCCTTTTCTGCTTGCTCGTTATCAAGTCCCATAGAACGAGCCATATTTGCTGCTTCTGCAATTTTTTTAGGATTATCTTTCTTGTATGCTTCATCGTAGACCGTATAAAGGTTATCTATGACTTCTCCAAGATTGCTATCAGCACCATACATTTTAATAGGCTGCTGTGCATCGGGGATATGACTTGCAACATTATAATCCTTATCAACATTAGATAAGAAAGCATTTTGCGAATTGTAGTCTTGTGGTGCAGCAAAACCAGTATCTTGTTGCACAGATTTCATAATTGGCTGTGCATCGGTAGGCTTGCCTACATTTGGAGCAACAAAACGTGGGTCTATCTTTGCAGGCTTTACAGGTTTTATTTCTTCCTCTTGCTGCTGCTCTGCTCGTGGCTGCTGATAAACCATATTAGAAAAGCTGTCGTAGTCTTTTACATCTGCAAACTCTTTTCCTTTGAGTGTGTTATAAACAAGTTTTCGATTGTTTTCGTCTGCCATATTTTCTGCAAACTCTTGTTCTGACCCTAAATCGTTATAACCCTCTTTGGCTAATGCGTTGTAAATAACCTTTATGTTGTTCTTTATATCTGGCATACGTATGTTATTTTTTTTATTTTAATCCTAATATCTTTTTCCCTTTGTTGTGCTTTAATCCTAATGACTTGCCATTATTGATTTCTGTATAGCCGTAGTTGTCAATAAGATACTGCTTTGCTTGTGGTGTATAGTTGGCAAGTTTAGCAATGATGTCGCCTTTTTTTAGTGAGCCTGAATTGACGGCATTCTGATTTTTCTTGTCTACCCAACCCCTGTTTACAGCGTATTGATAAATGGCATCTTGTTCCATTTGCGATAGTGTTTTCTTTCGTCCGATGGTGAAATGTCTGCCGCTGATGTAATACATATCCGATGCATCTGCACCTCCGCTGTTTTTCCCTCCGCCTTTTGAGCGTGAGATATTGTTTCTTTCTCTGCTTAATCCCTCCACAGTTCTATTGTGGCGTGCTGTTTCGGCAAGTGTCGCACGCCGAACTGCTGCCTGTTCTTTCTTCGCTGCAATGTCGGCTTCTAATGCTTTCTGCTTGAGGTCAAGCAATGCATCGTTGTACTGTTTTTCGTACTCTGCCCTTTCTTTGGCAGTCTGCGCTTGTTCTGCTTTAATTCGCAATTCTTCTGCCTTTGCTTTTGCCTGCTCTTCGTAACGCTTTGCTTCTCGTGCGTCCTTTGCTGCGTCGGCTGCCTCCTTGCGTGCTATCTCACGTTCTTTCATATTCATTTCATAATCACCTTGCCGTGCACGCAAGATAGCATTGTTATAGCGAGCCTCATTTTCTCTACGTATTTGTGTAAATCTGTCGTAACGTTCCTTTGCTTTGCCACTCAACGAACTATCGGGAGTACTCATATCGGGAGCGTATTTGCTTGTATGATACAAGTTTGAGAGTGCCGAAACGCCATCACCAATAGCCGACAATATTGCCCTGCTGCGTTCACGCTTGCGCTGCCGTTCCTCTTCTTCAGGAGACGGCTTGCCACTTTCGTAAAGCGTGCGTGCTATTTGTTCCAAAGACATTCTTTGATAAGGATTGTTTTCTTGTTCAGAGTTATTCTCTTCTGCTGTTGGTGGAACGTCCTTTGGCAACCAGCTACTGATGGGTGCTGGCTGTGGTATTTTCTCTATGGGCTGTACTTCTCCTGGCATCGGTTGAGGCGGAGCTGCTGTTGGTTGTGTTGCTGGCTGTGGCGCACTTACTTCGCCTTGTGCTGGCTGCACTGTGGGTGTTGTGCCTGTTTGTTGTGGTTGTGGTGTTTGTGTAGGCTGTTGTTGAGTGGGTGTAGGCGTTGTTGCCCCACTACCTCGCCTACGATTTCTTGCACCACTTGTATTCATTATATCTGCTAAAGAACTCATATAACTATCTAACCTATTTAAACATAAGGATTTTCTTCTTGTTCGTCTTGTTTTGGTTTAATGGGTTTTTCTGTGCCGTCCATATAAGCTGCAATGTCTGATGCTGCGTGGCTAACTCCCTTAACGGCATTGGCTATGTTCTGCGCACGATTAACTTCTAAGTTTCCAAGTTGTGCATTCAGGTTGTCTTCTCGCTGTTGATACTGCTGTTCGATGGCATCTTTACGAGCTTCGCCCATAGCGTTAATGTTGCTGACTGCGTTACTCATTGCGTTTGCGTCGGCTGCTTTTTGCGCTGCAACACTTTCCTCCGTGCCTCCAATGACGGCTTGTGTGCCTGCTGTATTCTCACTATTACGTTTAAGGTGTTCACGCAAATTAGAAAGTACGGCTTGTGCTTCGGCTCGCTGCGTTGCATCTTCGTTGTAGCGTCTATCGTACCAACTTTTATTTTCTTGTTTTTGCTGATTGATTTGCGCTTTATATTTGCGCATAGCTTTTGAGGCTTTGATACCTCCAAAGATACTGCCTGCTATTTTGAGACCTGCTCCTATTGCTGTTCCTAACATATTGCTTTGTTTTGTGGAATTAATACTTATAATAATGCGTCAAAATTAAAACAATACCTTTGCTTTTGGTTTTTAAGTATTAACACGCAAAGAATATGAAAACAATAAAAAAGGAAAAGGAAAAAGAAAAAGGAAAACGAAAAAAGACAGGTGGACGTGTGAAAGGAACACCTAATAAGCTTACTGCTCTTAATAGAAAAGCTATTGAGGGTGTGTTAGCGGATTATAATAGAAGTGGTCTTTTTACGCAAGACTTTCTTTCGTTAGAACCAAAAGACAGAATTACAATAGCAGAAAGATTAATACAGTATACAACTCCAAAGATGCAAAGCACTACTGTTGATTTGGCTGCGGAGAATACAGAATGTACTATTGATATAATGTTGAGAAAATTAGCGGAGGAAGAATAATTAAAAGATATGATAGAAAGAATATATAAAATATTTGAACGGTTGGCAGATATTGGTAGCGACAAGTATCTACACTTTATTGTGGGTATGATGGTGGCAGCCATTGTGCGCTTACACGGTGGAGCATTAGCTGCATTGACAGCCGTTGCAATAGTAATGGCAGGAAAAGAATGTATTGACCACTTTATACGCAAAGAGAATTTCGACTTAACGGACGCTCTCGCAGGCGTAATGGGTGGTGTGGCAATGTTAATATTAATGATTTAAAATGGCAAACTTTACGATAGGAGAGTTGTGCACCTCAAAGGTGGCACAAGAGAAAGGAATAGACAACACTCCACCAGCAGTGGTTAGGGTGCATCTGACAGAAACTATAACACTACTCGAGGCTATACGTGCCGAATGGGCAAAATATTGCCTCGAATACAATTTGGGTAGTCCATCGTTGATAGTGTCGAGTGGGTACAGAAGTCCAGCATTAAACAAAGCTGTGGGCGGTGTAAAGAACAGTGCGCACGTAGCTGGCTATGCAGCCGACATTGTACCAGCCAATGGAAAGCAGGACGTGTTCGAGCGTTTTATGGCATATAGTTTTAGCAAGCGTGGCTATCTGTACGACCAAATCATAATTGAGAAAAACAGCTACACACGTTGGGTACACGTAGGATATAAAAAGCCTGATGGTAGCCAACGTAGACAGTGTTTTAATTTAAAGGTATAGATATGAATAGACTAATAGGAGCAATATGGGGCGTGCTGATATGCACCCTAATTACACTTTGCAGTTGCAAGACGAAGAGAGCCGTACAGGTAGAGAGTGTAAAGCGCACATTTGATAGTGCGCAAGTGGTAAAGGAACAGGCAAGCGTGAAATACTCACTCGTGGACACATCGCACGTGGACGAATATACCACGCTCATTCGTGAGTACATATTCGACACGCCCTATTACGGCAAGGAAAGCTGTCTTACTCACGACACTAATGCTAAACAGCCAATGGTAGAATACAAGAGCGATGGCAGCGTCATAATACATCACGGCTTAAAAACTATCAAGGAAACAAAGATAAGCTGTAAGAACGAAAAGAAAGGTATGTCTGTGCAGAAAGATAGCACAGCAAATAAAGTAGTAAGAACGAAAGTACACGCCACCGAGCAACACAAGCAGAAACAGAAGCAAGTAGAGCAGATAGCGGTATCGAAACCTTTCGACTTTTGGCAGCTAATAGTAGGTGTAAGTATTCTGTTTGCCATAGCCATAGCTTTATACTACCTTTACAAGCGAGTGCCAAGCGTGCGAAATGTGGTGCGAAAGATATTAGATAGAGTAAGGAAATAGCCGTAATGATGTAAACGCAAAAAGCCCCACTATCCATCACGGACGGTGGGGCTTACTACATATAATTATGAGTGAAAAGAGTTTTTATATATCTGTCCAATATCTGTCCAAGAATTGGACAATATTTGGACTATTTTAGTTCTGCTTAGTCAAGTTGAGTTCTTTTGCGAGTTTGTTAAGTTTCGATAGGCTGATGCCTAACGTTTTGGCAAGGTCTATGTTTCGTGTGGTTGAGTAGTTGTTCTTTAGATATTCCATTTGTGCATCGGTGAATTGCAATGGCTGGAACGGCTTGCGATGGTGGTTCATTTCGGCACGGTCGGCTTTCAGCTGTATGGTGGGGTTGAGGCTTAGAGCTTCTTTGCCGCTTTTGTTTATGCTTTGCTCCGACACTATTTTTGTTTCTATAATGTTTAGGGCAAGGCGACAGTTGGGGTCGTCGTCTAATCGAATGTTGGCACAATCTCTACAAAGCACGTCCGTAAGATTGTCCCACGCTGTAAACACACCGTCTAATCGGGCGGCTCTGTATGTTTCTTTAAAGTTTATGGGTGGAATAGACGGCAATTCCTCTATGAACCTATCGAATAGCGTAACACAGTAGTGCAGCATTTCGTAGGTACATAGAATGTACGATTTCAGTTCGCTGTCGGCTATCTTTCTTTTGTCCAACACTTGTTTAATGGCAAGTCTGAAGCGGAACACATCGGGTTTCAGTCGTTCTTCCAAGTCGTCTAAATAATCTATATAGAACTGACGTTTGTCCAGCTGTTTATTGCGCATATCGTCCATATTCTGACGGTCGAAATCGTTATATCTCTTCACCGCCAAGTGTGCGTTGTGCTTTGCCTTTCCTTTGTATTGGTTTGTTTTAGAAAGCAAGTTTATAGTGTCCAGCATAACAGTTTGCGCCACGCTGTTTGCTCCACCTATTATCACGTGGAATAGGGCAGAAATATGGTTTAGCGTTTCGCGGTTCTGTTGCCACGCTTGCGCCAAATCGGTTTGCTTTATTCCTGTGAATGGGGTTTGTTGTTTAAATACGTTCATTATACTTCCTCTTTAAAGCGTCCACCGACCGTTTAAAGAATCGGTAGACAGTTTCCTCGCCATATTTGGCTACTAAATAAGTGTATTGCTCTATTGTCATATTGTTCTGTGTTTTTACATCTATGGATATACGAGCGTACATCTATGGATATACGCTTGTATATCTATGGATACAGATTTGCGTGCCTATTCTTTGGTGGCTCTTTCCCACGCTTCTTTGCCGAACACTTGCCAGGTGTCGTTGCCGAACTGCACCAGCACAGTGCCTACGGTGGCAATCAGTCTGCCCTCCGTACAGCTACGATACAGCTTAATGTATGGCTTACCGTTTTCGCCTTTATCAATACTTTCAACGCACGGCAGGCGAAATATGTCGTTAAGGTTTCGCCCATCAAAGGCTATTGCTTGTTTAAACTTCATCTCTTCCTTTCTAATGCTAAAAAGTTAATAATTGTGGGTATCAGGCTGATTACCATTCCAACAAAAGGAAGATAAACATCTTTGTAATGATGGTGCGATATTGCACCCATTAGGGTAACTTCCCACATAATGGTTATGAATGTCCACAACCAAAAGTTAAGTCTTGTTCTATTCATTTTCTTTCAATTCTTTAATTAGCGCATCGGCATACTCAACGGCTACCTTTGCCACTTCGTCTGCTTCCATTTGCCACGACTGTGCCATCAGTGTTTGCATATTGGCAATGGCAGCGTTAATTCTTACTTTGTCCCAATCTGTAGACTGACTGTTTACTCTCTCCAGTTCTTCGGGTTTGCGTATCCACACATCGCCCTCGTTGCCCTCGAAATCGAGGTCCACCGTGCCTAACTTAAGGTTATCGAGCGTGGAATATAAGCCTACAACTGTCATTGGAAACCGTGTCCCGATTTCCTGCACACGGTCGCCAATTTTAAGGTCTGTTATGTTCATTCTTTTATTTCTTCGTGGTACTTTCTTAACGTTTCTTTCACACGCTCTGCAGCTTCAATGGTTTGTTCTTGAGTATGAAAATAGTTGAGAGCACTATAACGGTTCGTATCAATATCATCATCTAATTCAGTTGAAATAACCGTAGTAAAATCGGTATTCATAAAATGATACTCCTCACCTTTCTTTGCTCTCCACCGTATCTTCTCCACTTTCTTCTCTTCGGCATTCCATCGCAAGCCTTGCTCTTTCATTTTATCAAAGAGTAACTGTTTTTCTTCTTCGGTGGCGTAGGATAAATTAGAATTGCACCACCTATTGCTTGGAGATGTACTGATAGAAAGCAGTTTGCCTACATCTACTCCAACATAGTATGAATGGAAACCATTTTTATCCGTGCCTTTATATATAAAGGCATTGTACCTTTCCCCATTTACAAAAGACACAAGAATATCTCCGTCTTTGAATTTTTCTTCTTTCTCGAATATCACCACTCCATCTTTAATAGTTGCCTTGCAACCATCGGGAATGGCGCACATATCCCCTGCGTTGAATTTTACTTCCATTTGTTTTGTCCTTTATTTATTTTGTTTTTAATATCGTTTTTAAATTCTTCTTCAAAATGTCTTTTTACGTGTTCGTTTAGAACTTTCTCGTAAATATCGCTGTACGCTTTATATTTACCAGCGTAATAGCATACAAAGAACGACAATAGTATTGGTATAAAATCTATTAAGTATCCCATCAATTCTTAATTTTAATATATTCCTTCCTGCTTATAATTTAATAATTTCACTTTCCTCCATCGTATCAAGAGGAGACCATTCAAGTTCTGTTTCCTTGCTCATTTCGTAATCGTCGCCAAATTCATCGTCCCATACTTGGTAATATTGGTTCCATACACTAAGAGACAGGAGCCCATTACGTTTGACAACACAAGTAAGTGTGTCTTTTTCATTCTTAAGGTTTGGAAGTTCCTCTTTTGAATTGTGCCACCTAAAAGGTGTTCCATTTTCAATAATTTTTCTTTCCATATTTTTACTTTTCTTTTAATTGTTATTATCTTAATTCTAATTCTGCGTTGCATTCATTTGAATAGTCAAAGAGCATACTCGCAATAATGATGCGTATATCGTCATTTACAACAAACTCATTTGCTCCTTTAGGCGAGTTGTGTGTTATCTTAACAGACGCAATGTTAAGAAAATCCATTGCCTGCTTTAGAGTTTGAAGATACTTAGCAAAGATATAAGCATCTCCCACTTCAATGACGGCATCGTCTGCAATAACTTTCTTACCCGTTCTCTTTGTCTTCTCGTGTTCCATCTCTCCTGTGCCATCGCATATAGGGCAATCCATCAAGCGTTCGTGGGTGTACAAATGATTGTCCTTGTATTCCCAATACACTTCACCACTTCCATCGCATTCCTCACATTTTACAGCGTCTTGTATTACAACTTCTTCATCAACCAAAGGACACGCCTCTAATGCTTTGTTTAATGCCTTAATGGTGATAGTCTTTTCACAAGGATATTCTAAGTTAGGCATTGGCAAACTCTCCTTAATATATTCGCCAACAAGAATTTCGGGATTTACCCTAATAAGAGTATACCCATCAGTACTCCATACCTCGTTGTACCTCGTATTGAAAAACGGATAGGAGCGCAAGTTGTTAGAATTGCTTTTATCGCAGAACTTATTTAGCAGTTCCGCTTCATTATTTATCTTCATAATATTTACTTTTTACGTTTTTTTTTCCTCTTACTTGCGTAAGGTGCTGACCCTGCACGTGATTTACTCTTTTTGTTAGGTAGATAACTACAATCTATCATTTCTACAGGTTTTATTGGAATGATATATTCTCTTCTTAATTCGTCCATACTATCAGCTTTGGTATTTATTTATTCGTTATTCACACAAACCGTGATATAAGCTCATACAACTATATCCTCCCTCTGGCTCAAACATATCCAGTTCTGTGTCATTTCGGTTTACATATTTGAATACCTCCTGCACAGTGGGGTATTCTCCGTTGGCACAGAAACGTTTAGGAATGTATATAGGTGGAAAGAAAGACGAACCTCTTTCTGTTTCATCTTTCATTCGTTGTTCAGCATCTATTAGCCGTTTTCTTGCCCATTCATCTTTTGAAATCAACTGTGCTTCACGCTTTCTACACATAATGCAAGGAAAGCAACCAACACGTGAAAAACCACGTTCGTACAAAGGATTAGGTCGCTGGCCATTCTCCAGTATATAATCTATTACATCCTGTGCTGACCATCTGAATATAGGTCGCAGGACAGAAGCATCGTGTGTCTTACACCATTCTATCACATCTTTCTTGCGATATAGACCTTTTACTTCTTTGTTGAAGTAGTCCTTAAAATAAGAACATTCAACATCATACCCAGCACGTGCCTTACTTTCTTTAGCTCTAATTCCTTGAATAATGATAAAGCTCTCATCTTGTGAGAGAATATAATCTATCATTGGTATTATTTTCAGTTCAGAAGTACAGAACCTTGCCATTGTTGATGGAAATCTTCCTTTTTTAATAGACATATCCACAAAGTCTTTATACTTACTGCTTTTGAGCGTAATCAGTTCTACGCCTAATTGGTTGCAAACATTGTGAATATGCGTGTAAGTATCTTCGTGCTCCCACCCTGTATCACAGAACAATGCTGTAACTTTTTCATTGCCGTAGTCATTTACCGCCTTGATAAGGCAAGCCTGACTATCCTTGCCTCCGCTAAATTGTACTAATATCTTCATTCTTGTTTATAACATTCACAATTTGTATACGGACACTCCTCAAATCTTTCATTAAGGAACGCCCAACAGTCTATTGTGTCCACCCCATCTGTACAATGGCAAATAGGGTGGGTGCAGTGTTTAGGGATTATTTTTCTTCTCATACGCTTACTTGATTAGTTCGGGGTTATCGTGAATATTGCCGATGATGGCATATCCACAATTTGTTATAGTACACTGAAATAGACGTATTCCAATGCCTCCTTTTATACTTGCAGCCACAAAAGAGCCATATTCTATATTAAATATAAAATAATGCAAGTCATCACCTAAACGCACAATATCCCCCTCAAATATGTTCTTGCCGTTTTTATCTTTAAACCCGGTGAACTGACCGAGCGTTTCAGCTTTCACTGGCACGTAATAAAGAGTGTACCTACCCTCTTTCTTTATATACTTTTCAGACTTCACAACATTTTTGAATATGGCTACTATCTCGTTTCCAAGTTCATCTTTACATTGCTGTAATCCTCTACCATAGACCCACTCGCCATTGTCTACTCTTTTTCCTCTAAATAAAATTTCACGCTTCATAATCTTTCAATTCTTTTTTCTATTTTTTCTATGTTCTCTTGTATGCTATTTGCAATCTCGTATTCCTCCTGTATAATAGCCAATGTCTTTAAATTTCTCATATTTGCCAACAACGAAAGCAGTTGATATTTATACATCATTCGTTGATTAGCAAACAAATTATCTATCCGCCTGTTTATCCTCGCATACTCATCAGGAACATATTTTGACATAAACACGCAAGCAAGAGAAATGAGAAAAAGCACTAATAAGTTAATATATACTATCATAATTTACCTCCTTGTATTAATAGATTGAACCCTATGGGTATACTTCGTGCTGTATTGATAGTAAGTCATTCCGTTTGCATCAGTGAAATAGATATTATTTCCATTATCACAAAACCGATATACCTTTACTCCGTTACACTCAAACAAGAACTGTACATCGTAGTCTTTCAACCTTTGTTCATATTCTTGCTTTCGTATCTGTTCCTTTGTCAGCTTCGGCTTAGGAGGCTCTGGCTTCTTTCTAATCTCATAGCCACAAGAACTGACTACAAATGCTAATACTGATAATAAAATTAGTTTCTTCATATTAAGACTCTATTTAAATGTTATTTACCTTCAGTTAAGAAGTCAAGAACGAAGTAACGTGTAGGCTTTACAGGGAAACATAACTCTGTTACCCACGTTTTATCTGCATACTTGACCACCTCGTAATGTCCAGAGTTATACTCGCATAAAAGCAACGTGGGACGTGTTGGACGTGGATAATCTTCAGTAGAAAACCACAGTTCATTAGGAAAATTCTCAACTGAGGTCAGCCATTCATACGTAGAATGGTAAGAGTAATCTCCGTAAGATAACATTGGTCGTTCATTCCGCCAAGAACGATGAAGCCTTACTGCCTGCAATGGAAAACTATCTTTCTTAAATTTCCCAAGCAAGTATATCTCTTTTTCGGGCAATGGTGTGCTGCCTATCAATTCTTCCAAACTCCCCGTCCATCGGGGGACGGATTTATCAAAATATTCCACACATTTCTTTTCCAACGCATATTGTTCTGATATGCGCTTTCTCTCTTTGCGTTCCTCAAAATACGCTTTTATTTTTTTTGCAATCATATTACTTTTCTATTTTTAATTTCTTAGATATTTCGCACTCCCCGTTACTATTTATAAAGTAGTAAGGTGCTTTATAAATTACACTATCCTCGCATATATCGTTTATTGTTTTTCCTTTCATAAATCAAAACTAATCTTAGGTTTCAAAAAACTAATCAAACAATTCTAATTGTCGGGGGTTGAATACTTCTTTATAATAAGCAATCTTACGCATTGCCTCTTTAAGTATTGGAAGTACAGACGAACCCCTAATTTCGGGTTCGTTACTATCGTCGTCTATATCTCCGCCCCTGAATTGATTTTCGTCAATAATACGTTGGCATTTCTCTTCTAAGGAACTTAAGGCTGCATTGATAGCTTCTTTTTCTGTATTATACCCACCTGTTGGTATATCAACATAGCCTGCACCACAACCACCGCCTTGCGTCCAAAAATTATAACTAAGTCCGTAATCCCACCGTCCGTTGTCTGATTGCGCTGTTTCGACTTTAAAGTAATTTGTTTTATTTTCCCATTTTATCTTAACATTCGGTGTTAAGCATACATCGAAAATATTGAAGCCAAACTCTTTGCATTGATGCACTATTTTGGGTCTATCCTCCAAACGTAGGTATTCACCCCATTCTTCGAAAGTGAAATTTTGCCCTGTGCATTTGCAGCTATGGTGAATATCTCTGTTCATAATTTATTTTTTACGACAGAATAACCATTTCGTTAGGGTATTCTCCCTCAAATTCTACATTTTCAATATTTCTTTGACCGCAGTATTCTCCGCTATCGTCTCCGTTTTGGATAGCTACTTCAACATCTCCGTACTTTTCGTACATTTCTTGAAGTGCCTTTTGTAATTCTAATATCGTCATAATTTTGTTATGTTTTAACGTTTTATACTCTTTTGCCCGAGTGGGTACAACCTCATACATCCAAGGTGTGCTACTTTTAACCTTTCTTCTAAGAATAGTTTACGACTTCTGGGGTTGCTTGAATAAGAAAAAGCAAGATGTATAATGCGCCCTTTTCCGTCATATACTTTCCCATCATCTGTGAAACCAAATACAGAATATGGTTCATCGTTAAAGGTTACACCTTTGCAATATTCGTTGTTATATTCAATACACTCCTTTAAGATAGCTTTTGGGACGAAGTATCCAAAACGGTAAACACGCTCATCTGTGTCGTGGTAGTTGTCTTTTTTGAAGTCTGTCTTAAAGTCCTCAAAAGAACGCTTAATTTCAACTTCTGTAAGGTACCCATTCTTATCTATACTTATTAGGTCTGCTTCATGGTTAAGAAAGCCCCATGACAGGTTTGGAACTATAATATTCGTTCTGACACCGCCTAAGTACGCAACAATGATACGTTCAATCTCTTTAACTGATAGTTTTGTTTCAATCATAACTCCAATGCCTGTTTAATATATTGTTTATAGTGTTCGTTGGCTGCCTGCTTGGTATCTGAAAGTGAGATATAACAACTGATAAAATAGCTATTACAGAATAAATGAAATTCGTTATAAATAAATTCTATCCTGTAGAACCAATTAAAAACTGTTACGGCAAGGTGTGGTCCATCTTTGTGAACTCTTTGCCATTTCAATTTTGGCAAACTCTCCACCACACTCTCACGCCCTGTGTTAAAAGCAGCTTTAATGTCGTCAAAAGTAAAACAGGTCTCATCTGTAAAGATGGGAGCACTATCTCCGTTTACCCGTTTGTACTCTTTCTCTGCATACTCATCGGCTAAATCTTTCTGCTTCATAGCCCCAACCTTTCCTTTGCTTTCTTCCTGTAAACATTGTTCGCAAACTCTTTCGCCTTTGATAAGGTAGAACGAGTGCACAATGTTTCTCCGTTGTAAATTACTTCAAAACCACCTTTCAAAAGCGGACGAATAGAAAACATACCTACAAATGTATTCGCCCACATTCCATACTTTCCAACCGTCCAGTCTAACGGCTTAATGCCTTTGTAGGCATTTTCAATTCCTGCTTTGTACGTATCTTCGATTAGACGCAATACAAAGTTTCTATTAGGCGTATTTCTCTTTACGCCTCTTACATCTTCCATATAAGAAGCGCATAATTTATTCATTGTTTCTGTTTTCATAACTTTTATTGTTTATTGTTTTATTAAATATTTTATCTAAATGATGGTTCGTGAGCAAAGTTTACAACGTGCATCATCTCTTTAAATCTATCAAGTAGACGCTGGTCGTAATACTCTCCAATCTCTTTTGAAGTAAGATTAGATGTTGTTATCGTGCAAAATTGCTTTTGATAGCGATAATGTATAACATCTGTAACTGCCGTAACAGTATCACCATAGTTAAGACTTTCGCAAGGCTCTGTGCCTAAGTCATCTATACATAGTATCTCTATGTTCTTTAGAAGACGAAATTCTGTAGTTGCTTTTTCGTTTTCTTTTGTCGGATTGTTGTCAGCTTTAGCCAGCTGCACAAGCTCCTTTGCTGTTACAATTCTGAAACCGCTGTACGGTGGCTCTCTGTTCTCGCAACGCTCTCCTAAATGGAGATAGAAATACAATGACTGCAACGCCAGCACAAGAGTTGTTTTCCCGTTGCCTTTATCGCCACAAATAAACAACCCAAATGTTGTTTCGTTTGATGTCAGCCACTTAGCGACATCTAATATATGCTGTTTATATTCTTTGCTATCAACAAATTTTCTCATTCGTGCTGCAACTTCGGCTTTACAAGCTGCATACAGCATAGTATATACTTGTTCTGTTGTGTATGGTATTCTAAAACGTGTCGGTATATTCTTTCTTTTTAGAAGAAGTGAGAACATTGCCTCTACGTCTATTTTTTGTTTCTTGTCTATTGCTTTCATTGTTTTGCATTTTTCTTAACCAATTATTGAAGTGCTGCTTTGCATCTCTGATATTGGCGTGTTCCTCTATTCCATCTGCCAAACATTGCAGTTTAAAATCGTCCAACTTGTTTATTAATACATCTTTTGGTAAGTGATGCAATGTTTGTAAGTTGTCGAGCCATACACAGGATAGTTTTAGTTCTTCAATTTCTTTATCTATTCCTGTAGTGTTTTTTTGTTTGACACATTGTTTGTTTTCTATGCAACTGTAATCTTCTATGGCTATAGAGTTGTTGCATAGCTTAGAAATTCTTAGGTATCGTTTCTGAATGCCCTTTGATGTTAGAATCTTTTCTTTGTATAGATATTCAGAATTGAATAATCCTACTTTTGCACAACAAATTACAGCTTCCTTTACGAAAGCTACATCTAAATTTAAAGCTTGTATAACAAGTTGTACTGTGGTCTTATTCCACGATATATAATATCCATTACGATATATTTCACATAACAGATATATATATACTGTTGCTGCTTTTGCTCCCTGATATTGTATAAGCTTTCGTACTTTAGCATCTTGGAAGATACTAATTTCGATAGGGTAATAATCAATATCCATTTTATTGAAATTTAAGGTAACTTTCTACTTCATTTATAAATTCGTCCAACGAATGGCAGACGATATATTTATATTCTCCCTGCTCCGTTACAAGCTTCTCCCATTGCTTTTGCGATGGACTTTGCTTGCCCTTTGCTGTTTTCATTTCTATAAGCAAAGCTCCATAAAAACGATTAGGAATAAGCAGTATTAAGTCTGCCACACCTGCCACAACGCCCTCTTCTTTGAGTATTGCAGCTGTGCGTGCATCTCGTTTACCTCCATTGGGAACTGCGAAAAGACGACCTTGTAACTTTCTATGCTTTAAATTAAACCACCGCACACAAGAACATTGTATGCGGTGCTCCTCATTAGAGGGTGATTTGCGCTTGGCTTTCTGTTGAGTCAATGCTTGCTCAAAAGTCAAACTCATAGCTTATTATATTTCCTTATTTTCTATTGGTCTTCTTTTTACATATCGCTCAACTATGATTGAACGCTCTTTCTGCTGAGATTCGTCTTCTTTTGCTCTTTCGATACGTTGATAAAGAGCATCAGCATATTTTTGCATATGCTCTAATTGTCTCATAAGTTCTTGCCGTTTGTACCAATGCAATGTGCCGATTGTAAAGCACGCTTGCATAGCCTTGTTGATACGCTGGGTTAGCTCTGTAAGCTCAAATTCCATTCTATTAATGAAAGTTTCAGTTAATACATAGCCCTCCTCGAAAGCTTTTTTAGGCGACCATGACATATAGCCGTCTTCGTATTGAATGAGATAACCCATCATATTCTCACTATCATCTCCATAGATTTTTCGACCTATGATTTCCTGCGCATCAAACAAATCACAGGGTGCTGCTTTTACACTTTTAGTACAAGTGTATTGTTTCATTTTTTCTTCCATTTTACGCATAATTTTTTTTGTTTTTTTGTTAGACATTTATTTTAAATTAATGGATAGAGCAGGACTCGAACCTGCACGAGCTATATCAAGTGTTAGCCGTTACCAACTAAGCGTTGCACATGTCTTAATATTTTCACTTGATTTATAGGAATATACCACGTTAGAGGTGCTTACACGGCTTCTGTTGTAATGGTCTCTCCCATATTCCCCTCTCACCGACTTAAGTTTAGCGTCTACCAATTCCGCCACCTATCCAAAAACCATACGTTGTTGTCTATTTCTCGATGAATGGGATTTCGGGCGCAATCTCCTTGATGGCTTCAATCTGTTCATCAATGATAGTGTCCAGTGTTTCTTCTACAACTTGCTGTGCACTTGGGGAAATAAGCTGCACCGTTACGTCGTGCCCATTGATAGTGGCATACGTTTCCACTTCGATAGACTGCGCTTTTGTGCCTTTGAAAATCGGCAGTACTACAAAGAAGCGGTCGGGCATATTGGAATCTACAATTTGTGAATAGTTGTCCATATATGAACCGTTTTCCTTGCGGTCTCGCTCGTAGTCGGTGTTCACCTTTGCCTTGAAGTTCTTAAAGACTGACACCAATTTCATGTTGGTATCACGCTCGGCAAAGTAAGCACGGCTCATCTTGATGAATTGGCTAAGCTGAATAGGTTCCCATTCATAGCCATCATTGATGTGGAACGCTTCAAACTGACGGGACAGCTGCAATTGTCCTGTAACGATAATTCTGTTACGTTTGTCTGTCTCGTTGCAGACAAGCACCATTGTTAGGTTATCTCGGTCTACAATGATATGCGTGTGTTCACGGTCTATCTGACCATCGCAACCCCAGCGTTTCTCGAGGAATGATAAAATAGCCCCAATAGTACCTCTTACGTTGAGGTTTTCGGGTTCAAGCACGGGCAGCTCGTTCACATTGCCCACTTCGCGAATGATAACCTCTGCCTTTTGACAGTCCTTATCAAGATTGATTTGCATTTTTTCGTTTGTCATAATTAAATGTTGTTAATTGGTTTGTTACTCTGCTTTTTTGAACTCTTTGAACAAAGTTGGTGAGAGTTCGTCTCTTGTTGCAGGGCGACTTGACACAAGTACACCCTCTGCATTATAGAAGCACGCCATACGTTCTTCTTCGTTTACGAATTTGTAGACTTTTTCTGTTACGACGCGGCTCTTCGCCTTAATGTCGGCAAGCAGTTCTTCGACGTCCTCTTTTAGAGGTTTTAATTCAAGGTTCTTTTCTGCTTTGAAGTCTTTAATTTCTTCTTGCAGGTCATGAATTTTGATAGACTTCTCTGCAAGTGTAGTCTTCTTCTTTGCAAGTTCGTCGGCATCAAACGCTTTACTGTAATCCATTTCGACAACTTCGTCTGCATTGTCGATAAGGAACTGTTTGCGCTCGTCCAAGTTCTTGATGTCTTGTCCTAATACTTTCTGCATAATTTCTTTTTTTTGTTTGCGTTTTTGTTAATTATTCCCATTGTATTTTTATAATGTTATTTCTACCCCTCTTTTGGCGGCTACCGTGCGCTTGCCTGTTGCCCTGCGGACTGCTCTTACAAATTCGGCTTCGTTGCTGTTGCCGTCTGACAGGTGCAATAACACAATGTGTTCTGTTTGGCTCAAATCGTTCCGCTTTAATATACCAATTGCATTGGCAATGCTTAAATGGCTCAACATCAATCGGTCTCTCATAATCGCTGGTACTCGTCCGCTGATGATATTGCTGTCCAATATCTCGTCCGAATAGTTGGCTTCTATGAGCCAATGGTTAATGCCATTGAAGTTGTAAGGTACTGCATAGGTATCTGTTGCAAAGAATAGTTTGCCAAACTCTTTATGCCATACAAGGTATCCTACGCACGGCACATCGTGGTACACATTGAAAGGTATAACTTTAAAGTTGCCTAACTTGTAACATTTGCCGTGTTCTGCAGCTTTAGCACTGTAGCCTAAATTCTTTGTTTTAATAGTCTCTTCGGGCGCAAGCAATGGTATTGCTGCATCGGTGTACTCCCTTGCGAATGCTGCGTGGTCTCCGTGCTGGTGCGAAACCAAACAGCCGACCACCTTTTGAATATTCCAGTTTAAAACCTTTTTGGCTTCCAGCAGTGGTAGCCCTGCTTCTATTATCAAGGCTTCACTGTCGTTCTGAATTACGTAGCAGTTCCCTTTGGAGGAACTGCCAATGCAAGTTAATACCATTGCTTTTACCTTTTATATATTAGATGGGACACTTGCGCTCGCTTTTGTTATCGGGTTGTGGAGTGTCGGCTACTGGTTCATATACTGCAGACTCTGAAAAATCAATAGTTTCCTGCTTCTTATTTTCCAACTGTGGGGTTTCGTTCGCCTGCACTGTTATTTGCTGTTGTGCTGCGTCTCGAATAGTTTCAGCTGCGTTTGGTGGTGTCATAGACAACTCTTCCTCTTCTCCGTCAGTTGCACTATCTAATTCTATTTTGCAAGCACGTGCAATGACTGTTTTCTTGCACATTTGGTCTGTGAAGTTTTGATGCGCACCACTTGCGCCACGTGCTGCACCTTGCTGCCACGACTTGCGGATTTGGTCCATTGTCATAACCTCCAAATGCTTGTTACCATCTTTGTAAATCACGACAGCATAAGCTGCTTTGATTTTGTCGGGATTGATGTTTTCTATTGCTGTCTCGTGTTTTATCAATTGATAATATCCGTTCTTGTCTACACCGTAGACAAAATTATCTCCCTCATAGATGACCTGTGCCACCACTTCTTGTATATTGGTATCACGCTTTGCACGCAATAGCTTCCCCGTGTAGCGTTCCCAATATTCAAGAGAGTTACCACAAGCAATAAAGTAGCAGTGTTTTTTAGGGTGCTGTCCACGTATCACCATTTCGAGTAAGCAATTACAAATGCTTAATTTGGTGCATACATCTATTGCTTTCTGCTTGGTGCGTGTCTCTATTGTTTGCAGGTATATCCACGCACTTTTAAGAGCATTACCTACATTATAATCTTTTGGCAGCACAAGTCCGCCTGATTGTTTTAGCTCTTCAACCTGTTTCATAACCGCATTTACGGTTTTTTCCTGCATTTCCTTTAATGCTGTATTACTTTGTGATGGAAGTTGTGCTGTTGCTGTTGTTTGTTGTTGTGTCATAATTATTTTTTGTTTTTAAGAGTTTACTACTGTTAGTTCTTTGTCTTGCGCACTTACCACCAGGCGTATTTGCTGGCTTGCCGTTGGCAATATATCTGTGATGCTTTCTGCATTATCTATTATGATAGGCGCAAAAGCATTGCGATGCCTGCACATAGCGTTAATGATATCTATTCCAGCGTTTATCTTTTCGCTGTTCGATAAATCTTGGTAAGGTGTGCCGTGCATCGTGCATTCGCACTTTGTTTTGATATTACCATTAAGGTGGTGTTCAAACATTGTAAATTTTACAATATCAAACATCTTATTCACTTTCTTTTCCAACTCTTCTATATAAAACTGCACCAGCTTCATAGCTGCATTGTCCTGCTGCTCTAAATCTGTTAGCTGCTGACTAAGGCTTTGCTGCTCTGCTGTGAGTTCAGCAATGCGCTTTTC